AGAACTGAGCGACAAGTGGGACGCCACTGTCGCGGAGCTGATGGAACTTGGTTCCGACAGACGAAAGCACTTTGCGCTGCTCATCATGCGGCTGGCCGAGTGCTACAAAAAAGATAACGTATCAAAAGCCGTAATCATCATCGACACAGGCGACTCGCTGCTGTCATTCAGTGCAGGCGCAACCGAGTATGAGTGCGCGGCGATGTTGCAAGCAGCCAACGAAGTCGTTAACGACTTCGTCACCGCTGATGCGCCTGCCAAAGAAATGTTTAACTAAAGGAGAAAAGCAATGGCCAAGCTGCCGTACACATTCACGATCTGCCCTGACGGGCCTGAACCTAAGCGGTTCACCGCAAGCTGCCCCGAAATGGGCGCAGCATTGATGGGCGGCAATGACCTGACCATCGACCAGCGCAAGGCGCTGCTGTTCCCGCAGCCGGGTAAAACGAACCTTGAGGTTGTGCCTGCAAGGCAAGAAAGAAAAAACAAATGACCGCCCTCTATGACCGCATCCTGACAATCGACTTCGAGACGCGTTGGGACAGGAGTGGCTACACACTCTCAAAAATGACAACCGAGGAGTACATCCGTGATCCTAGATTCAAAGCATTTGGGTGTTGCGTCCACGAGTATGGAAGTGCTGATCCAATCGTGTGGGTTGGAGCAAGCGAGCTACGTGCATACTTTGCTGGAGTGGACTGGGGACGAACCGCAGTGCTTGCCCACAACGCACAGTTCGATGTTTCAATACTGTCGTGGTGGTTCGGAGCTTCCCCCGTCTTCATCTTCGATTCGCTATCAATGGCGCGAGCTTTGCGCGGCGTGGAAGTTGGCAATTCCTTGGCAAAACTTGCAGCGGACTTCGGACTGCCGGAAAAGGGTAAAGCTGTTCACTCCACTGATGGACTCGATGAACTTACCCCGGACATCGAGCGCGAACTATCCGAGTACTGCAAACATGATGTGTTTCTGTGCGAGGAGATTTTCACGCGACTGGTGGAGGGCTACCCGAGCAAAGAGCTAAGGCTCATCGACATGACGCTCAAGATGTACACCAACCCCATGCTGGAGTTGGACCGGGATATGCTGATACAAGCACTCACTGAAGAAGGAGAAAAGCGTGAAGAACTTTTACAAAAGCTCGGCGTGGACGAGACTGCGCTTGCGTCGAATCAACAGTTTGCTGCGCTTCTCACGCAGCTTGGTGTTCAACCCCCGACCAAGGTCAGCAAAACCACCGGCAAAGACACGCTTGCTCTTGCCAAGAACGATGCACTTTTCCAAGCGCTCCTCAATGGTGAACGTGAGGACATTGCCCTTCTTTGTGAGGCGCGCCTTCGGGTTAAATCGACCGGTGAGCGCACAAGGGCGCAGCGATTCCTAGACATCTCGCAAAGAGGCAGGCTACCGGTCCCACTCAGCTACTACGGAGCCAAGTCGGGGCGCTGGACTGCGGCCAAGGGTTCTGCCATCAACATGCAGAACTTAAAGCGCGGCTCGTTCCTGCGCAAAGCCATCATGGCCCCGCAAGGGTATCAGCTGGTGGTGGGTGACCTGTCGCAGATTGAGCCTCGTGTATTGGCATGGCTTGCGGACTACGAGAACATGCTGGACATCTTTCGCAACGGTGGTGACCCCTACGCGGCTTTCGGTGCGCAGATGTTTGGTATCCCCGGCATGACCAAGGAAAGCCACCCTGACTTGCGCCAGTCAGCCAAGTCCGCGCTGCTGGGCTGCGGCTATGGTCTGGGCTGGGCGTCGTTTGCAAGCCAGTTGCTGGTCGGTTTCCTTGGAGCACCGCCTGTACGCTACAGCAAAGAGTTCGGCAGCATACTGGGTGTGGACAAGGAGTTCGCGGAGGCGTTTGTTGAGCAGGGCGACAACGCCAAGAAGTTTTTTGACATCCCACGCATATGCTCGGACAAAGAGCTGCTCATTCACTGCACTGCGGCCAAGCGCATCATAGATATTTACCGCCGCACAGCGTGGCCCGTGGTCGGTTTCTGGGACATGTGCGCCCAGCTGCTGGAGAAATCGCTTGTGGGCGGCGAAGAGGTGGTGTATAAATGCGTTACGTTCAGGAAAGGCGAGATCGTCTTGCCCTCCAGGATGTCAGTCAAATATCCGAATTTACGCAGAGATAAAGAGAAGAACTGGGTGTACGGCAACGAGGGCGAGAAGCCCACAAAGCTGTACGCAGGCAAGATCACCAACAACATCGTGCAGGGAACTGCGCGTGTGGTGATGACAGACGGCATGCTACGGGTTGCAAAAAGGTACCCCGTGGTCGGTACAGTGCATGACGAACTGCTCTGCGTTGTGCCGGATGCCGAGGTTGAAGAGGCAAAGAAGTGGGTCAAAGAGCAGATGGTGGCAACCCCGTCGTATCTGCCGGGTATTCCACTCGATGCGGATGTTGGGGCAAACAGGAGGTACGGACTTGCAAAAGGTTAACCATAGGAGAAAGCAATGAAAGACTTAACACTACCAAAGAAGATCAAGGTTGGCGACAACTGGTACAGCGTGGACATCGCCGAGTCCATGAAAGAGCGGCTGTACATGGGCGAGGTGCACTATGCCAAGCGCACCATCACACTGGCACGCAAGTCGTACCGGGGCATACCGCTCAAGCTCTCGGCGCTGCATGAGACGTTCTGGCATGAGCTCACGCATGCAATCCTTGAGAGCATGGGGCGTATTGATCTGGACGGCGACGAATCGTTTGTCGAGGAGTTCAGTGCGCGGCTGGCCAAGGCTATCCAATCCGCTCGTTTCTAAGGACCCCCAATGACAGTCAAGTGGTCCCACTCCGCCCTCAAGGATTACGAGGGATGCCCACGCCGTTACCATGAAGTGAAGGTGCTCAAGAACTACCCGTTCACGGACACCCAAGCCACGCTGTACGGCAAGGAGCTGCACACTGCGGCGGAGTTGTACATCAAGGACGACAAGCCACTGCCGCCACAGTTCGAGTTCGTCAAAGAAGCGCTTGACGTTCTCAAGGACAAGCCCGGGCGCAAGCTGTGCGAGCACGAGATGGGGCTGCGTGCGGACCTGTCGCCGTGCGGCTTCAACGACAAGGACGTGTGGTGCCGGGGTATCGCCGACTTGCTGATCATCGACGATGACAACTTGACAGCTCGCGTGGTCGACTATAAGACGGGCAACAACAAGTACCCGGACAGGGAGCAGCTCAAGCTGATGGCGCTGATGGTGTTTGCGCACTTTCCGCACATCCGCAAGGTCAGTGGCGCTCTGCTGTTCGTGGTCAAGAACGACTTGGTCAAAGCCAACTTCCTGCGTGGCGAGGCCGAAGAGTACTGGTGGGATTATCGGGAGCGTGTCGCCCGCATTGAACAGGCACATGAGACCGGCGTGTGGAACCCAAAACCCACGCCACTGTGCGGCTGGTGCGTCGTCAAGACGTGCGAATACAACACGAAGAGGAACTAATCATGACTCAGACCAACGGAAAGAGGGACTATAAGCATGCTTACAAGCTGCAAAAAGCAACTGGAGAAACCAAGGACCAGATCGAGCGCCAGCGAGCGCGTCGTGAGTACGACAAGGCGGGCGTGGATCGAGACGGCAAACACATCGACCACATCAAGCCACTGCGTGCAGGCGGCAAGTCAACGAAAGGCAACACCCGACTGCGCAGCCCCAAGGCCAACATGAGCGACAAATAAAACTAGGAGAGAGCAATGGACATCATCGACGACAAGGCCGTCGTCTTCAGGACTCGCAACCCCGAGAAGTACAAGATCATCCCCAAGCACAAAGTCATACAGCGCGATGACGGCGGCTTCGATGTGGCGGTGTACTGGGGGCTGGACGAAGCCCGTGTATTGAAGAACCTCGGCGTCAAAGACATACAGTCCCCCATCACACGCCGCTACAAGTGGCCCGGGCGCTACAAGCCCATGCAGCACCAGATCGAGACCGCATCGTTCCTGACGATGCACAAGCGAGCGTTCTGTTTCAACGATCCCGGCACTGGCAAGACGCTTGCCGCGCTGTGGGCAGCTGACTACTTAATGTCGTTGGGGTTTGTGCGCAGGGTGCTCATCCTGTGCCCCCTATCAATCATGCACTCGGCGTGGCTCAGTGATCTCAACAACTCCATCATCCACCGATCAGCTATCGTGGCGCACCACGCCAAGGCGGCTCGTCGCATCGAGATGATCCAGCAGGACTACGACTTCGTGATCTGCAACTACGATGGGTTGAACCTGATTGCCGAGGAACTCAAGAACGACGGGCGCTTTGACCTCGTGATCGTCGATGAGGCCAACGCCTACAAGACAGTGACGACCAAGCGGTGGAAGACACTCAAGTCTGTCCTCACACCCAACACCCACCTGTGGATGATGACAGGCACACCGGCTTCGCAGTCGCCTGCAGATGCCTACGGCCTTGCCAAGCTGGTCAACCCAGACGGCGTGCCGATGTTCTTCACAGGTTGGCGGGACTCGGTGATGAACAAGATCACCATGTACAAGTGGGCACCGCGCTCGGACGCCAAAGACAAGGTGTTCAACGCCCTGCAGCCCGCAATACGGTTCTCCAAGGAGCAGTGTCTGGACCTGCCGCCGGTGATGACGCTGACAAGGGAGGTGCCGCTGACACCGCAGCAAGCCAAGTACTACAACTTGCTCAAAGAGCAGATGCTGGTGCAGGCTTCCGGGGAGGTCATCACGGCGGTCAACGCCGCTGCCAGCCTATCAAAACTCCTGCAAATCAGCTGCGGAGCCGCATACACGGACACCAAGGAGGTGGTGGAGTTCGACTCTGCGCCCCGGCTTGGCGTGTTGGAGGAGATTCTGGAAGAGACATCACGCAAGGTCATTATCTTTGCGCTGTTCCGCTCAGTGATCGAGACCATCCAGACGCATCTGACGGCCAAGGGCATCGCCAACGAGTGCATCCACGGCGGCGTAGCGGCAGGTAAACGAGGCGACATCATCCATCGCTTCCAGACAGACCCTAACCCAAGGGTGTTGGTCATGCAGCCCGCCGCTACGGCCCACGGGATTACCCTAACTGCTGCCGATACGGTGGTGTTCTACGGCCCTCTGATGAGCGTGGAGCAGTACATCCAGTGCATAGCCCGGGCGGATCGCAAGGGGCAGAACGCTGACAAGGTCACCGTGGTGCACATTCAGGGTTCTCCCGTTGAGAAAAAAATGTTCAAAGCGCTGAGTGCCAAAGTGAGCGACAACACACTTCTGACCGAAATGTTCACGCTCGAAATAAATTCTTGAAAAGGGGGTTGCACTGCCGAAAAAACCATGTAAACTGTCCAACGCTTGACAACAAACTATAGGAGAAAGTGATGACTGAAACCGAAGACGGCACCGCCGTCGTTGAAGCGATTCCGCTGGATAAGCTGGTCGCCATTCACGCAAAGATCAAGGCCCGTCAGGCCAAGCTCGACAAGGAGATCGCCGATCTCGAAGAGCAGCGCACTGAGATACGCATGGCCATCAAGGACCAGATGAAAGCCCTTGGGCTTTCATCGGTAAGAACTTCTCACGGCATGGTGTCGTTGTCGAAGACAACACGCTACAACACGCAGGACTGGGACTCGTTCAAAGCATTCGTGCTTGAGCACCAAGTCGTTGACCTGCTGGAAAAGCGTATTGCCCAAACCAACATGGCGCAGTTCCTTGAGGAGAACCCCGGCGTTGTACCGCCGGGACTGAACTCGGTCACCGGGTTCGACATTCGTGTAACACCATTAAGAAAGTAACGCAATCATGAGCAACATCACGCTCTTTTCTTCGTCCAATGTTCCCGCATTTGCCCGTAACAACGAGCTGTCCGATACCGCCAAAGCCCTGACGGGCGGTGGTGCTGGCGCAAGCACCAAGCGCATCTCCATCAAAGGCGGCGTGTTCCGTCTGGTGGCTGGTGGCAAGGAGATCGCCAGTGTTGAGGACCGTCACCTCGATGTCGTCATCGTCCGCGCTGCTCCCAAGATCAGCCGTATCTTCTACGCCGGTGCATATGACGCCGACAAGATTACGCGCCCTGATTGCTGGAGCAACGACGGTGAAAAGCCTGACGCCAGCATCGAGTCCCCGCAGAACAAAACCTGCATGGGTTGTCCCCAGAACGAAGCAGGCTCAGGTATGGGTAACTCCCGCGCCTGCCGCTTCCAACAGCGTCTTGCTGTCGTGCTGGCCAACAACCCTGACGGCGACGTGCTGCAACTGACGCTGCCCGCTACGAGCATCTTCGGCAAAGAGGACGGCGACAAGCGCCCCCTGCAAGCCTACGCACGTTTCCTTGCTGCGCAGACACCGCCGGTCAACCCCGAGCAGATCGTCACTCGCATGAAGTTCGACACCAAGGCTGAGTCTCCCAAGCTGTTCTTCCAGCCTGTGCGCTGGCTGACGGATGCCGAGTACCCGACCATCGTGTCGCAAAGCGAGTCCGAGGATGCCAAGAGGGCCGTGACGCTGACTGTGGCGCAAGCCGATGGTGTGAAGACTGCGCCCATGTCGATCCCCGGCGCTGCCCCCAAAGCAGCCGCCAAGCCGCGCCCTATGGGCGAGCTGATGGACGAAGAAGATGACGCAGCGATTGCGGCGGAGCGAGCCAAAGCAAAAGCCCCCAAGACCAAGCCTGTCGCTGATGCGGATGACGAGCCGGAAGTGCGCAAGGAGTCTGCCAAGGCTTCAGCGGTTCCTGCCAAGAAGTCCAAGCTCGCTGACATCGTGAGCGACTGGGACGACGAGTAAATAGATCGGGGCTGAAAGCGGTAAGCCGCAGAGGCGTAACTGACGCCGTGAGTAAGCCCCACCCAAACCTATGCCCTACTCACAAGACATCATCAACAAGGTGGCTGACACCCCCAAGTCGCTGGGCAACCAGCTTGGGCGGTGGGCCATCTACCACGACTTCTCGGTCGTGCGAATCTCAAAGGCGCTCGGCGTGACCCGCCAGACCGTCTACAACTGGTTCTTGGGCAAAGAAATTTTCCCGGCGTATCGTGATCGCGCCGAGTGGTTGCTCAAGATTCTCTCAACATCACACAGCGCGGATGCCGCATGGAGCAAAGTATGCA